CGCCGGCGCGCGCGGCGCCGGCATGGGCCTGGAAGGTCGCGCCGCCGATCGGGCTGTTCAAGCCCGACAGAGCCTGCCGCTGGCCGCGCTGCAGCTGCTGCATGTACTGCCCCAGCCGCTGGGCTCGGTCATCGGCTGCCGTGCTGGTTTCCAGCTGCGCGATCTCGTCGTTGACGCGGCGGTCAGCGTCCTGCTGCCGGCGCGACTGATTCAGCAGGCCCTGCGCAGTCGCCTCGTCCTGCTTGCGCTCAACGCGCTGCGTTTCTGCTTGCTGCGCCGCCGTGCCGGCCAGAGCGATCGCGATGGGAATGAACTGGCCCATGAGTTACCCGCCGTATGCGGCACCGCCGCCGTAGAGGTTGAAATTCGCGTCCCGATTGGCCTGGCGCCGCGCCGCTTCCTCCCGGCGGTTCTTCACGAACCCGCCGATGGTCGCGAACTGGTCGCCCAGCTGCTCGCCGAAGGCCTGAGACCTCGCGTTCTCGAAGTTGGAGCGCAGACCGGCCGCAGCCTGCGACGCAGCTGTGGTTGCGTCCAGGCCAGACGTCGCCAGCTGGATGAGGCGCGCACGGGAATCCTGATCGGCAGCTTCGAGCTGCGCGCCGGCGCCCTGCGCCCTGCCCTCCACGTTGATCAGGCCCCGGTTGTACTCGTCGGTGAGCCTGCGGTTCTGGTCGACGTTGACGCTGCCGCCGGACAGGCCCCCGCGGGCCAGCGAGAACTTCAGCTCGCGCGCCGCATCCGTGTTCTGCCGGTTGAGGTCTTCCATCAGCTTGGAACGGGTTGCCGATACAAAATCGGCGATGTCCTTGGCCCGACGCGGGTTGTCGAACACCTGGTTGATGCGGCCCTGAGCCTCCCGAATCCGCTCCTGGCGTTCCATCTCCATGCGCGCGGCCACGTCCGCAGCCGACTCGCCCTGCTTGGCCGTCTTGGTCAGGCCCAGCGGGTCCAGAATCTTGCTGGCGCCCGACTTCTGGATCAGCCCCGTCGGGTCTGCCCAATTGCCCTTGCCGATATTGCCGCCGCCGGCCATCAGCCTGCCTCCTTGATACGTGCGAACAGGACCGCGTCGTCGCCATTGGCGCAGTAGCGGCTCAGGGTGGCTTCACGGTGGTAGCCCAGCGAACGCTCGTACCACTCGAACGTCTTGTCGCGGCCGGCCTGCCCGTAGAGCTGCAGGCGGTGCACACTCGGATCGGCGAGCATTCGGTCGTTGAGCTTGCGCGTCCACCGGGTGATGGCGCGCCAGTGCTTCTCCCAGCCGGCCATCGTGCCCAGCTGCCAACCCTCCCAGACGCCCGGCCGGACCTGCCAGAACCCGCCGGCAACCACAGGCACGCCGTCGGCCAGCAGGACGAACTTCGGGCCGGGCACGGCCGCCATCTTCAGGATCGCCTGCTGCGGGTCGTACTCGGCCGCGCCGGTCATGGCCAGGTCCTGCGCGATCTCGTCCGGGCGCATGTTGCGCGCCAGGTAGGCCAGGTCCTCGATCAGGACGTCGCTGGAGGCGGTGACAGTCATGGCCCGTTGCCCAAGTCGAACATGCTCAGCGATGCCTGCGTCAGCGCCCACTTCTTGCCCGGCGCGAAGTCCACACGCAGGCTGAAGGTCGGCGCAGACATCGGGAACGGGATCACCCCGCCCGGCAGCGTATCGGGATCGACCGTGTACGGCTCGGTGAACGCGGCAAGGTTCCGCTGGTCGTAGCCGATGCTGATGCTGGGCGTGCCCTGGCTCACGATGTCGAAACCCTCCATCATCTTGGTGACGCTCGGCGTCCCGAAGTCCAGCCACGGCCACCAGACCGTGCCACCGAACGGGATCGACTCGCCGCCAACGTCGTCGCCCAAGGCAAAGTCGCTGACCGCGCTGATTTCGTCTCCGTGCCGGATGTAGAGATCATTCCCCAGCTGCGCGAAGGCATCCACGGAGAATGGGAACAGGTAGCGGCTCCAAGCACCCTGCTTGCCCGAGCGCATCGTGTAGACGAACACTGTCGACTGCATCACGCACCTCCGAAGCCGAACTGGAGCCGGCCGCCCGTGGACATGCAGAGCGTGGCCAGGCCGCCGCAGGGGGGATTGGCGCTCATCAGGTACTCGGTCTGGTAGCGGTCACGCTGCTGGCGGTAGTAGAGGGAGCCCGCACGCAAGTAGCCCAGAATCACGTCGGAATTGCTGGTCTGGGTCGGCCGCTTGTCGTCCAGCGTCAGGCGCGGGTTGATCGCTCCGGGGAATGAGGTAAACACCATGCCCGGCACCGAGCTGTCGTACCACCACAGCCACGCCAGGCCCGACTGCACGAACGCAATGGCCGGCTGCATGTTCTGGTCGAAGGCCAGCGCCACCAACGTGATTCCCGGCCGGATGAATGCCGGTTGTTCGCTGCCGCCGTCCGGGCCCAGGTACACCACGTCGCCATCCACGCGCACGCGCCACAGCTTCACCCGCAGCCCCTGCGAAGCGTCGTTCAGCGCCACGCCACCCATCTCGAAGTCGATCAGCGGCTGCAGCGTCGAATTGACCCGCTCGACGTTGGGCGCGGGCACCGGTGTGGTGGAGAGGCCGCCAGCGGGGATCATGGGGTGTAGCGCCCCCAGCTCATGCGTACGGTGAAGGTCGCCTTGAATGCGCTGGTCTTCGGGAGCTTCGGAGAGACGCCCCAAGCCCACGCACCAGCGAACTGGAATGTGGCGGACGCGGCAAAGAACGCACCTATCCCGCCCGCTACGTTGCCGTCGTTGAGGTCGAAATCCATGCGGAAAGAGCGCTGGTAGGTGCCCGCCGTATATGCCTGCGGATTCATGCTTGTGCCGACCACCGGTGACACGGGCATCGAGCCCTGCGCCGGAAGATCCGCCATCGCCTGTGGCCCGTAGGACGCGAAATTGCCGGACGTGACATTGAACGCGATGCCATAGCCGAGGTACTGAGACCAGCGGGTGTCATAGGTGGCGTTCGTGAGGGGGCGTGCCGTCCAGGCGTAGGTGGTACCGGCGATGACAACTGACCCAGTTGCGTCTGCCAGCGTGGGGTACACGCGGAGCTCGTAGGTAACGTCAAGAACTTCGTCAGCCAGGACGGTGATCGTTGTCGGATTACCACCTCCATCCAGAATGAGCGCCCGGCTGAACAGAGCTCCCACAGCGTCAGCTGACACCCCAACCTCCGCCAGGGTTCCAGCGGCACTGCCTGCGGAGAAGCGGATTGTGCGGCGATGCCAGCCATAGAACGTACCCGTCCGATTCACGCCGTCGGTGTCTGATTGCTGGGTGCTGCTGACTGCAATCTGCGCCACAAGCGCAGTATCGGAGAACGCCGGAGCAGTGTTACCTGATCCCACGCGGCAGTAGCCGTAGACGGGGTTGGAGCCTGTCGTTCCGAGCAGGTCCAAGCCAGCGTTGGTGATCAGGTTGGGGAACCAATCGGCGGCAACCCGGCGGCTGCCCGGCACCTCCTCGCCCTGGGCATCCACTCGGAATGCCTCGATCTTGTACCAACCGGCCACTCCGTTGTGCGCGTGCAGGACGTTGTTCATGTGAGGGTGCCTCCTTCGACACTGGAAGACAGCCCGATGCCCTCGGGTGCCATGGTGGTGGTGATCAGAAGCTGCTGAAGGGTTCCGGCCACGACTGCGGATGCAATCGACACCGATTCCGGCGGTACCGTGTACCCAAGCAGTGTGTTTCGCAGCGTCCCGGCTTCAACGGCGCTGGCTAAGCTCATGGACTCGATTGCGGTGTAGTTCTGGAGGATTGGACGGAACGTCCCAGCCTCCACCGAGGAAGCCAGGGACACGGCCTCCACCGGCACGTCGTAGCTGTGGTAGATGTTGCGGAAGGTCGCCTCTACGACATCGGATGCAATGCCCACCGCATCGATGCCGCCGTCGACGGGATACAGGCGGCTCGTCAGGTACTTGAAGAAGCCGTCACTGCCGGTACGGTTTTCGGTCAGCTCTGCGGTATCGCCCAGCGCGTCCGTGGCGCGCACCGTCCAGATGGCATCGCCGCCGTTGGCGATCTCACCCGTGACCAAGCCGCTGCCATCCATCGACAGGCCAGCCGGCAGCTGGCCATCCACGATCTCGACCTGGTACGGCGGCAGCCCCCCGGCGATGACGTAGGGATAATTGATGGTGTCGCCGCAGCCAGCGGCTGGCAGCCGGCCATAGACACCCAGCACCGGCGGCGGGTAGTTCGGGAAGGCCAGCAGGTACTGGCCAGCGCCCGGGTAGTAGGTCGCCAGCGGCGGCGTGCCGTTGCGGTCGGCATAGAGCATCGCCTGCTGCACGAGGATGTCGATCGGCGCCCCGACATCACCAGAGGCAAGATTCTCCGCAGCGTTGGCGATGCCGACCGAGCGAACACCGAGCGCGGCCAGGTAGAACAGGTCATTGGCCACAGGGACAGCGGCGTGCTGCCACGTTGAACCGATGCCGTCCATCTGGTCCAGGATCGCCATCGCGGCCGGATCCGGGTCGACCTGCCAGTTCTGGAAGCTGCTGGCGTTGAGTGCGACCAGGTTGGCGCGGTACTGCTGCAGCACCGCCATGTTGTTCGCATTGGCCTGCTGCAGGCCGGTCGGCAGGTAGCCGGCGTCGTCAGCCGTGGACCAGTCCAGCGGATTGGCCGTGGCGCTATAGCGCACGATGTCCTTGTCCGCCGCGAACACCTTGCTGGCGACGATCGCCACCACCTTCGAGCGGGGGCATTTCTCGTCTTCGACGCGGCGGGACACGGCGCGCCAGTTGATCGAGCCGTCCTGCACCATGGCGCCGATGTCGGTCGGCCACACGGGCTCGGTGGCACCGCTCACGTAGCGCGGTGAGGCCGTCCACACCACGCGGCTGGTGGTCACGGCCTCCCAGATCACCTCGTTATCGATGACCTGCTGGCCGAGGATGCCCGGCCAGGCCGGCTCGCTACTGCCCGAGGTACCCGACTCCGTCTGCACCGCCTTGTAGACCAGCCCTTCGGGCAAGCCTGCGGTGGCTCCGTTCACAACGAGGTTGTCGCCGAAGATCTCATGGTTGTGGGTGGCAACCGAGGTGAGATGGATCGCCGCGCGCGCGTAGGCTGCCGAGGCAGGCGCGGTCGAGGTAACAGTGGATGGGTGCCATGCCCCGTTGGATCCGCTGTCGACCGCATTGCCCTTGTCGGTCTGCAGCAGCGTGTTGAGCGCGTCATACCAGCGCACTTCCGCCCAGCCGGCGGTTTCGCCGGCGGACGATGCGCCCTGCTGGATCATGCAGGTTGCCGTCAGCTGCGCGCCGACTGGCACCACCAGCTGCGCGTTGTTCAGCGCGACACCGTCCGGCTTGTTGCCGGGCAGCACCACACACCGCGGACTGCCATAGCCACCGCTGGTCGAGTAGGCAGCATCACCAGAGAACGTCCACCCCGTCGGCCCTTGCTCGAAGTAGCCGTTGATGACCTGCGGGTTGTTCGGTGCCGGCTGGGTGATCGGCTGGACCAGATCCCCGGGCAAATACAGGGTGCCGGGCTGCCACACGGGAGCGGCCATTACTGCGCCTCCTGATTGGCGTAGCGCCATGGGCTGTTGCCGCCGCTGCTGCCGTAGCGGTCGGTCACATCCGGCGGGAGCTGGTTGCCGGACTGCTCACCCGGGATCGGCGTCGGGTTGGCCACGTCGCTGTCTTCGAAGACGGTTGCGCCGGACGATGCCGGCCAGGACGGCTCGATGGCGCCAGAGCGCGGCGCGGGACCGAACACGTCGGTGACCGTGTAGGAATAGCCGTTGTCGACGGTGGGAACGACCTTGTCTCCCAGCGCGCGCGCGACGTTGCGCACCCACACCTGGAACTGCTCGGTGCCGCTGTCGAGCTGGTAGGCGATGCCGTTGGGCGATGTGGGCGTCACCAACGAACCTGGCAGGTAGATTTTCCCCGGCTCCCACGTCGTTCCGCGCTGCAGCCAGTAGTGGAATACATCACCATTGACGAACTCGGGCACCACATACAGGTAGCCGAGGAACGGGCCGGCGAAGTGGATTTCCTTGATCGGCAGATCGGGGGTGTTCGGGTGCTTCAGTACCTCGCACTCGACCACCGGAGTACTGGCCGCGATGGTCTGCGGCTCATGGCTGAAGACGATCAGCTTGCCGTCGTAGGCGCACAGGCCCTTCGTCGCACCGGTGGGGAGCGTGTTCTTGTTCTTGGTGCCCGGCCGCGACCGCGGCACGCCGTCCTGATCGACGTAGCCGTTGACCAGGTCGTAAAGGGTGTTCGGGTCTGCCCCGCCCTTCGTCCGGAGCCGGTTGATACCGCCCTTGGAGGCGTTGAGGGTGACAATGCGGCCGGTCACTGGAACGGCACCTCCGGGCGAGGCTGCACATAGACAATCTCACCTGCCGGCGGACCTGGCCTGTACCGCGCCGTGGCGTGGGTGCCCGCTACCAGATTGGTGATCATCACCTCCAACTGCTGGATGTAGGCCTGAGCGTCCGCCTGCCGGTAGTGCGCCTTGCCGTTGGCCAGCGCCAGCAGGAACACGATCTCGCTGTCGATCGTGGTCCGGTCCGTGTCCTCGGTGAACCGGTTGAGGTCGAACTTGCCCTTGATGACCAGATTGCCCAGCGTCTCGTCGGGCGCCGGCCAGATCTCGATGCAGTTGCGGAACTCGTAGCGCTGCGGCAAGCCGGTCAGCTCGCTGGTCGTGTAGCTACGTGGGTTGATGCCCTGGTGCATCTCGGACCAGACGCCATCACGCTCACGGCCGACCCACGTCACCTTGCGCGGGTCCAGCGTCGCCGGGCAGGACTGCGGCGCATTCTTCTCGTCGTTGTCCGGGTAGTCGTACAGGCGCTGGCCGGCCACCAGCGGCCAGGAGAACCAGCGCTCGTTGCGGAACTCGCCGGTCGGGCGCCGGAACAGCGCCACCTGCGCGCTCTTCAGGAATTCGTTGAGCAGCTCCTTCATGCCCGGCGGCGGGTTGTTCGCCTGCGCGGCAAAGCCCAGCCGGATCATCAGCCGCTTGCGCAGTTCTGCCAACGTGGCGTTCCCGTCGGTGCTGGAGCAGGCGCACTGGATGCCGTCGGTGATGCTCATGGGAGCCCTCTTGTGGAGACGGGCCGGGTTTCCCCAGCCCGTCGGGTTACCGCGTGGTGCTGGCGATCAGCCGCCCAGGGTGCCGGCGCCGGCCTGCGCGGCGTCGTACAGCGCCTGCAGTTCGGCCTTCGGCGCGTTGCCCTTGTGGTCGATGCCCAGGCGGGTCAGCTCTTCGCGCAGCTCGGCATGGGTCAGCTCGGGCTGGTCACCGCCGGCATCGGCGGCGCCGGCCTGCGCGGCGTCGCTGGCCTGTCCCGGACGTGCCGGGAGACGGCTGATGATCACAGCCTCGGACTGCTTCTTGAAGCTGTCCTTGCCCAGCTCCATGCCAACTTCCTTGGCGATGTCGCGCGGGCCGTTGCGGAACACCTGGTCGACCACCGGGCGGTACTTGTCGCCGTACTTGGTCAGCAGCCGCTGATATTCCTGCGTGGCGTTGTCCGGCAGCTCGATCGCGTGGTAGTCATCGTTGATGACATTCACGTTGTCCTCGCCATGAATAAGTTCGAGGATCGGTACCTCGTGCTTGAACACGGACTCGGTGATGGTGACCTCGGTACTGCGCAGGATGGTCAACAGCACGACGGGAACGATGACGGTGGACTTGCTCATGTGCGGCTCCTTTCAGCCCGCCAGGGCGTAGACGGTGCCGGCGGCGGAGAGCTTGATCCACTGCGGCAGGTTCTGGACCTCGGTCTGGCTGTTGGCGGCCAGGGTTGCGAGGGTCGTGTAGGTACCGGTCTCGGTGTCCGAGCCCTGCAGCGTTGCTGCGGTATCGGTGAGGTTGGAGAAAGTCGCGCTGCCGCCGCGCAGGAACGGACTGGTGCCGGTCTTGAAGGCGGTGTTGGTGATCGGGGTGGACTTCATGGGGATGGCTCCTGTAGCCGATTGGGTTTCCCATGAGCGCCCGGCCGAAACCCGGGCGCTCGGATCAGGCCAAGCCCGATCAGGCGATGGACAGCACAGCGTGCACGTTGCGCTTCGACGCGGTCAGGCCGTACTTGTTGGTCTGCGCGTAGTACGTGACGTAGCGGTCCGGCAGCTTTTCCGGCTTGCGCTTCTTCATCCAGTTGCCCTTCACCGGGCGGAAGGTGATGAAGTTGCGGTTGAGCAGGTAGCAGCGCTTGGTCCAGGGATAGGTAATCGCGCCGAGCTTGGCGTCCAGCAGTTCGAAGGTCGGATCCCAGACCAGTTCAATGCCGCGGTAGAACACCGCAGTGACCGAGGCGTCCAGGCCGGTGCCGCCGTTGGCGCCGACGATGATCTGCCGGTTGATCTCGATCTTCGCCTCGGCCTTGTAAGCGTTGAGGAACGCCTGGCCGCAGCGGATGTCGGTCGGGATCGCGCCGCCGTAGCGCACGCAGGCGTCATACATCGCATCCAGCGCCGCCACGACACCGCCGGAGGCGATGGCCATGCTGGCGTTGTTGCGCCAGTAGGTGCTGGTGCTGGCGTTGATGCCGCCGACGATGTCACCGGTGCCCGGAGTGGTCGAGACGATGTGGTCCAGGCCCGGGACGGCCTTGGCCGACTGCGAACCGTTCTGCAGGGTTTCCAGCGCCAGGCCTTCCTGCAGACCGTTCTTCATCGCGGTCCAGCTCGACTGCAGCAGGTTGACCAGCTGTTCCTTCTCCTGCGAGCTCGGCACCGCGACGCCGGAATCATCGATGAGGATGCCGTTGCGGATCAGTCGGTCTTCATCGAACCAGAATCCCTCATGGTTCGAGTAGTACTGGAACTTGGCGAAGCGATTCGGGTCACGTTCGTTGTACGTGACCTGGTCGGCGCCTTCGTAGTTCTGGTAGTTGCTGTCGTTCGAGATGAACAGCTTCTCGTTGAAGATGCCGTTGCCGAAGAACGAGACCTGCTTGTTGGTGACGAACAGGTCCAGCGTGCGATGCGCGACGTTGATCTGGTCGACGGGGTCCTTGGTGGAGTAGCTCTCCAAGGTGTAGTTGGCGCCCTGCGCGAGCTGGGCAGTGGTCCAGGCCATGATGATGTCCTCGAAGGGGAATGGGTGTCTTGCTTCCATCCACGTTCGAGGGGGGCGAGGCCTCTCACTGCCCTACCGGGCGCGACTCCGGCGTACTGCTGCGTGGCGCGGTTGTCAGCCGCAGGGCCAGATTGCCCTTGTTGCGGGATGCGTCAACGGACACAAGAAACCCCGCCGAAGCGGGGTCTTTTTGGGACAGAGCTTGGCTCTGCTCAGCCGTTGGTGGCCTGCTGGATGCCGTACTCCAGCGCATCCATGGGGTTGGCGAAGGTGGTCGGGTCCATCGCCGGACGCGGGCCGCTGGGGCGAATCGGGCCGGGGCGCGGCTGCACCGGC